GTTGGATTTCCCTGCTTTCTGGTAGTACCTTGTTTATTCCGCTGATAACTGCGTTGAGAGTTCCCTGTATTAAATCAACTAGAAATTGTAATGGGCTAAGTATAAATCTTATTACCCCTGCCGCTATTTTTTTCATTCCTTCCCCGAATCGTCCTTGAAAGATATCTACAAATCCTCCTACTACGCTAATAGCTGATTGAAGTCCTTGTACTATAAAGTTTATTGCTGCTTTCATTGGTACAAAAACTACTGTCATTAATCCACCCAGTACCTTACCGATAACTTTAAATACATCTCCTAACCCTTCTCCTTTTCCAAAAATATCGGTCATTAAATCGCTCATACTAGCAAATACTTCTCGTATTGGCGCAAATATAGGAGCAAATCCTTGTATAAAAGTTTCAAGCATTGGCCCTAGTATCTGCATGATTGGCTTTAATACTGCCATAAGTCCTGAACTTATATCTTTAATAAGCGGTCCTACTGATGCCATTAACGGTTTTACTATTCCTTCAAATAGGTCTCCTATTAATCCCACTACTGGCATTAGGGGTTCTACCATAGAAACAAATACTTCTCTTAGTCTAGTTACAATTGCTTCCATTCTGTCTGTTTGAGAAACAGATTTCATTTGAGATTGGAATGCTTGGTCCTTAAATTTAGCATCCAGCTCAGATTGGGATGCTCCTGCTGCTACCATTTCATTGTATTTTGCTTGAGCTGTATTCATGTTGGTGAATCCCATGCTTTGTATTTTCGTCAAATTTTCAGAACTTACAATCATCCCAGCGAGTTCGTCTTTAGATATCCCCAGGGTTTTTGCCATTGATTCCTGTAGTAACGCGTTATTCTTGAAATCTGGTCCAAATTGTTTTACCAATTTTCCTACTTCTTCTGTTAAAACTACGTGATCATTTGTAAGTGCTGCTGCTCTGGCTCTCTCTAAGTTGAGTTCTTTTCCTGAAAGAAGTTCTGTTTCCAGTTCACTACTTATTGATGATTCAAAGTCAAGTAAAGAACTTTGAGTCTTTTCCATTTGTGCTAATTCAGCACCTAGTTTTTTTGCATTAAACACAGCTTTTGTCATCTCTTCTACATTACCTCTCATAGTAAGTTTAAATGCTGCTCCTGCTTTTCCTATCGCCTCCTGTATTACTTTCTGTCCTAGTTGTATTTTATTTTGAGAATTTAGTTTTACAACTGTGTCTGCTACAGTGCTTAGATTTTGTTTTAAACCTTTTCCGTTGAGCATTGACAGTTGTGTAAGTCCTTTCATTGCTTCTTCTGATAGACCTAGACGTGTTTGTACTGAGGCGAAATCTTCTGCCATTTGTCCACTAAATTGAACAGTTGTTCCAAACATCCCGTTTAGACTATTTTGAGCAGCTACAAGATTCTCAGTATTAACCATGATATCGTTAGATGCCATAGCTGTATCGTTCATTTTACTAGTCATTTGTTGAGCAGCCTCATAAGATACTCCTAATGCCTTAGCTGTATCCCCTGATGCTTTATCGACCATCTTGAACGCGTTGATAAGCTCTTCTACTGCAATTGCAATAAGTGCTAAAGGACCTAAAGACTTCATTAGGTTTCCTCCTATTTCTTTAGCAAGATTTCCTGCTACTTTAAATTTGTCTCCTAGTGTTGCTGATTTTGAACCTCCCTCAGTGATTTCTGATGCAAATTCTCTTGTGTTCTTTACTGCATCATCAATGCCTAACATTTGAGTTAACTTACTTCCCCCTAGCTTACCTATTATTCCTGTAAGTGCTTCTGCACTTCCTCCTGCTAATCCAAAAGCATCATCTATATTTTTAGCTCTTTGAACTAAAATCTGCATCTCTCCTGCTTGTTCTGCTAATATTATTTGCTGGTCTGCGTATAGGTTAAGTAGTAGCTTTTCGTCATCAGTTAACGTATTTGTATAGGTATTTAGTAAATCCTGAAGTCCTGCTTGGGTTTGTAAAGCCTGTGTTATCTCAGCTTGTGAGATATTCATTTTGTTTAGAGCTTGTCTTGCTTCTACCATTAGCCTATTTTTGGCTTTTTCGGTATTTGCTATATCTTTCTGTAAACTTGCTAAAGTCTTTGTTCCTGAGAGTATTTCCCCTATGTTTTGTTCAAATTGTCTTGTTGATGATGCTATGTCCCTAAATGCCTTTGCAGTTTCTTGTGCCTGTATATTATTATTAAATACACTTTTAGCAGCTTTTGCTGCTTCAAAGGCATAGTCCCTTTGCAGCTGTAGTATTTCTGCTAAAGCCTGTCTATTTTGATCAAGGGTAGAACTATTCGGTGGTGGAGTAGGTGCTTGCAATATATTTTTAATATAAATAGTAAAGGCATCATTTTTTTGATGCCTTTGTTGTGTATGCTACGTTTTGTTGCATGAGTCTTTTTGCTTCATCTAATTTATTTAGATCTACTGTAGTACGTCCTTCTGGTGTGTTAGCTCTTGTGTTTGCGTCTGCTTCTTTATTTCTAAAGTCAACCAAGTGGTTATATGTGAGCCTTCTTAACCAGATTGGCATATTGTACACAATATCAAAAGTATAACCTCCTCTTCCGTAGTAACAAATTTCTGTTAGTGACTTAAAGAGTTGTATCCGGTAATTAGAGGTCAGGCCAAAAAAAGTTAGCAGTTACCGGTACGGTGACACCCTCCTCTGTGCCATTAGATGTTGTTACAGTAGCTTCCATTATTACATCTGGTTGTGTTTTTGTTAAGTGTTCTCTAAAAGATCTAGAATCTCTTGCTAGAAAATAGTTGTCAACAAAATCTCTAATAGTACTTCTATCTGTGTCTCCGTTTACTGATAGTATTGCGTATTTCAATCTAGAAGATAGTTCAGCTGAAGAGTCTTTATCTAATTTTTTTAAACCTGCAATTTCTGCTTGGATTAATTTTTCATCTTTATTTGTTAGGATCTTATATGTAAGAGTTGCTCCTGTTGCTGGGAGTTTATATGTAAATTCGTTTATACCCACTTTCATAGATGATTCATCAATATAACGTAATGGACATTCTGATAAATCTACAGATACTTCTTCTCCTTTATATTGAAATAAGTAATCCTTTCCATAACCTAAAATACGTGCTGCTACTATTATTGCATTCTTATCTCCTAAAATAAGATCGTCATAATCTATTTTAGTTACTATAAGGGATTTTAGTAACTTGTCCAGTACAATTCCTTGTTTAATGTAGTTTTGATTAGTTAAGATGTCTTCTTCTTTTGCGGTCATATACTTCATCTCGATTTGTCCTGATCGTAGGGGGGAGTCTTCGGGATATACTAGACCTTTTGAAGGAAGTTCTACCATTTCGGTAGGAAATTTGTGTTTTTGTTCCATAAATTTTATTTGTTAGTAACTTTTTCTATATATAAATATAGGAAAAAAACTTTTTTAAAACAACAAAGCCTGACGATTGCCAGGCTTGTTACTTTTTATTTATACTTGATTAGTAATTTAAGACGCAATAATCCATTGCTACTGTGATTTGTATCTCTACAATTCCATCCTGAGATGCCCAGTCGAATTGTCCAAAGTCTCCTTTTGTTAAGAATGCTCCTTTAATAATCCATTCCCCTACGATATCTCCTACAGGACCTAAAACATTAAGTGTTAAGTCTTTTTTGTAGAAATCAGAGTACCCTGCTCTACCTGTTACTGATTCGTAAGAAAGACGTGCCCATTCCATTACTGCTTGAGCTCCAGAAGGTGTAATTGGTGAATATAAAGTCATATCCATATTCTCCCAACTTCTTTTACCTCTTACCTTTCTATAAGTGTTAATATGATCTAACTTAATCTCTTGATCAGTAAAGTTAGGAGCTTTCACGTTTTTAATCATGAATGCAGGAATATTATCTATATACATTACGAACCTGTGCTGAACCATTGGTTCGAAGGCTCTAAACATTATTTCGTTTGGATCTAATACTGCCATTTTTGTTTATTTATTTTATTATAAATATGTGTTGTTAATAAATTATGCAAATGTAGCTCCAGTTGGCTCAACTATGAAGTCTAGTAC